CATTGGCTTTATAATTAATTCCATGTTTTCTTAACCATCTGATTTTTTGGACAGTTACTTCACCATGAAACTTTTCGCCACCAGATGAAGATAGTATTTCTACATGGATATTTGGATGTTTGCGAATATATGCTAACAACTCTTTGCCACCAGGAAACCATTCTAACTCCTCAAAAGCTTTTTGGTTTAATATAAAATCTTCCCAATCTTTTGACCAAGTTTTTCGGTCTCTTTTGGCCAATGACAAGAAACCATATAATTCTGTAAACTTCTTTTCAAAATCACACAGAACTCCATCCATGTCTAGGTATATCGTTTTAATCATTATATAATCTTTTTAAGTATCAATTTATATTTTACTACATCTTTGGGTAAAAAGTGGGCATATTTTGTTAGCTTCTTTTGGTATTCTGGCCAACGAATTGTGTCGGTGATTTTTTTGTTCCACATAGGCAAGAAACCTAGTATCTGGGCTAACAGGCAAAGAGTTTCAACATGAATCTCCTTACGCAAAGCTTTTTTTAACAGTATAGGGTATTCACCATCAACCACTCGTATTACATCATTCGGATCTTTACAATCTTCAAAAATAACTTTACAATCATTCTCAAAAATATACGACAACGATTGGATAATCTTTTGATGTTTGCGAAAATTCACTTCCGCATCTTCTGTCAATAAATCACCAACCCAAACATTTTCATTTTCTACAAAGTTAGCAACCAGAAAAGAAACCAAATCGTCTTTTTGTGTTACCTTACGGGCTAACTTATAAAAGTGGTATTTGTCCTTGCGATTCTCAAAGACCAATTTTGATGTGTTTGTCTTGCCGTTATACTTAAAGAAATCATATGTTTGTTGGTTGAAATGTAATTTGAGCGATTGATACAAACTAAACGCTTCATAACCATCAATCATATTGGTAATCGTGATCCTTTTTCTTTCAGTAAATTTAAATCCATTGCATCAGCCGTCAACTTAGATTTTAAATTAGCATTCACCAAAGTGGCAGCTACTTCAATTTCTAATCCAGTTTGTTTACAGTATTCAACAATAGCTTCAATGTAATTGTAATCTGTATTTGCCACTAGACCATCAATTGCTCTAGCAAATTTTGCCATCTCGTCTTTTGTAGGCATTATCTGTCCGAGCTCTCACTATGTTCTGCTTGTCTAGGAAATGGCCAATTAAGTTTTTGAATCTCCGAGAAATCAAACTTTGGTGTTTCAAATTCTTCGGTGTGCCACTCTGGTGGTTCTTCGTCAGTAACAAAATCTAAATGGCCAGAGAAATGAAATCCACAACCTTTTAAGAACATCTCAAATTCGTTAATAATACCATCTAAGGATTCACCATTGAATTCAACCGTTTTCTTTGAAACAATGCCATCGCTAAATGGCATTGGTTCATCTTCACATATAAAAGTAAATCTTGACATAATATAAATTCCTTAATTATTTTTTAACTGCTTGTTGTGCTACATTGTGTGATTGCGCTGAAGCAGCAAACGCAATACAAATTAAATCCGTGCTCTGAACATACGAGCAACGAACCGAAATTGGATCAATTCCTTTTTTAATGGCTTCATCCATGTTTGCAGCCATGAGTGACCTATCGTGAATATTAAACCAAGCAATTGAAATGATTGTGGCTAATACTAATGTAGAAACACAAATGACGATTGTTTTGAAATCGTTTATTTTATCTGTAATCATATTGACTTTAAATCCTTCCTGTTATAAAAAATGTGCCGACCAATGACGGTCAATCTTTCCATATTTCGCCATTGAGGATTAACATAATCGGCATGGTAAAATAAGGCACCCTTAGATGGATCTTCCATCTTTTCGTGATTTACATATACATAAACTGCAAGTTCACGAATACTATTATATAACGAATTGTTTGTGTTTGTCAAGACCTTACTGGTAGATATTGCCTTTGGTCGTTCTTCGCACCACCAAGAAAACTGGCAAATGTTCTGAATTTTTTGTTTGACTACGCCACAAATGTCATTTTCAAATCTACCGCTTTTAACACGATTGATGGTGACAAATGCTACGGCAATTTTACCAACTTCTGGTTCTTGCCCAGCTTCAAAGTAAATGTTTTCTGCTAGACACTCAATCTGTTTCTTGGCATCTGAGCTCATAATATTGTAATTTGCTTTATAAGGCATAGACCGCAAATTGTTTACTGAAGCTACTGCTGTTACTGTTATACTCGCAACCAGTATCATTGTAAATAAAACAATAGTTTTTTTCAAAATTTCTCCTTTGTGTGTGTTAAACGGCCGAGAAAAACCGGCCGTCTAAACCCTCATCAGACAGATTTTTTTGTTGTTTTTGTATCTGTGGTTATATTAGAAACGAAATTATTCAAAGTCGCTGCTTTGTTAATAACTTCTTGTTCGGAGGGGAATGGTGGGTAACCTGGATGTTTCGGTGGTTCCTCACCTTTGATTTTGGCCGTTTCACAATCTGTGGACCATTGATTTGATATTGCTTCACGCTTACCGAAATAATCATCAGAAAGCATATCTCTCGCCATTTTTAAAAGCTCGAGCCGTATTTCAAAAGGTGTCATATTTGACATAATAATTCTCCTGTGTGTTAATGTGTGTTATCGGCTTTGTGTGTGATGCCGATAATCTATTTAGTAATTTTTTACCATGACCATGATACGCATGAGTATCTTATCCCGTTTATTACTGGATCAACTCTATGTGGATAAAGAAAACACGATGGAAATACAATAGCAGAACCTTTAGCCATTGGTATGTGTTCATCTCCCCACATTACGAATTCTCCGCCCGTATATTCATCATTGAGAGCTGCTAAGAAGGTCATTGTTGGAATGCCTTTGCGTTCTCCATCAAACATGCTATGAATATGGTCACAATGCTCGGCCATCAAACGGCTTTCTTCATAACGATTAAATCTCACTTCACTAAAACCAGACCAACTATTAAACCATGGCAATTGTAGTCGTGTTAAATATTCAGAATAAGCATCATGTATTCTTTGCATAATATATGGTTGCGTTGATACGCCACGACCATATGCTATATCTAATTCACGGCTACCGCTTCGTGTATCATAAGACCCATCCACAGGATTGTAAAATGTGTGTTGTTGCCAAGGAGCATTTTCAATCTCATCACAGGTTTGTTTACACACATCATTAGAAATCCATTCTTCAAAGACCATGACATACGAACTAACATCACGATCCATACTAAATGTTTTTTGTACCATTATTTAATCCCACAAGTTACGGTAGTATTTACCAAATAATATTAAACCATTTTTAATTCTATCGTCCATTTTTTCATGGCCTTCACGGTCCCATACTCTCTTTGATTTCCAACCTGGTTTGAACATGTTGGCAATATCTTCGTTTGGATCATTTCTATCACCAGACCAGAATTCTTCTTCCCATGAATCATCAACAAGATGTTCAAATGCCCAAATCATTTCAGTAAGAATCCAATCCCAACGCATGAAATGTAAACTATCGGTATCCCATTCATTTTCTTTTGGTTGTGCCATGTAACTACGCAAATATTCAGGAACATCTTCATCATTGGTAAAAGGTGCACCATGTTTTTCTTTGGCCAATTGCTTTAACATTGGCAAAATAATATGAGCCAAGGTATGATCCATTGACCAAGTATCCCATCGGTCAATCTTTACATGGTTAATTGGCGGATGAATGAAATCTAAAACTACACGGATAACATTACTGATAGGTGTAATTTTGTCAGCCAACTTATTAACCCATGCAGGATGATCCACATAATCTTCATCTGCAATTACACCTTTGTTGCGACCACATTTACTCCAATCAGTCCAGAAAAAAATGTTCTCTATGATTGTATATGGAGAAATCCAATGGTCACGATAATTACTAATCCAAACTTTCATAACTTTTCACTTTGTCAATATTGCGAATATCAGATATTCTTTTTCTTTGTAGCGAATTACCTAACCAACGAAATTTGGTACACAAGGTACACTTACAAACTCGTTTTGATTTTTTTCTTTTGTAATTTGCCATGAATTTGGTGGGTGATTTTATTTTATGGCATCACCCAAGGCCATAAAGAATTACTTCTTCTTTTCTTCTTTTTTCACTTCAGCTTTTGGTGCTTCTTTCTTTGGCTCTTCTTTTTTGGCAGGTGCCTGAGCAAAAGCGGTTACAGCAAAAGTTGCAGCTACGAGAGCGACTAATTTTTTCATAATGATTTCCTTTTATAAAAGTGCCAGTATTCTGTTACGAGGAACTGGCGAAACCCCTAAGTAAATGCGAACTTGAAAGTTTGCTTTTACTAAATACATTATACATCTTGGAGGATGATAATGCAATACTTTTTATATATCTGGCACGATAAATGCCGAAAAATGTTCTATGTTGGTATACATGAAGGTAACATAACTGATGGTTATATATCTTCATCACGCTGGTTCAATGGAGAACATCAATATAGACCTAACAATTTCAAACGCAAAATAATCAAAACCTTTAATGATAAGAAATCGGCCAGAAAAGAAGAGGCTAGATTACTTCGTATGATTAAAGAATCTGAGTTTGGTAAAAAATATTACAATCTCAAAAACGGTCGGCCCGCTGGTGGAAAACCTTGGAATAAAGGCAAAAAAAACATATATTCACCAGAAACCTTACAAAAAATGTCCATTGCAAGAAAAGGTAAGCCTTCTAACAATCAATATACCAAAGCAAGTTGATTCTGTTGCTAAGTTCAACTTGCAAAACTCCGATGGTGCTTACGCAGCCATCAAGAAACGATTATCGTTTGCTTTTACTTTTTTTGCTTCTTCGGCCGAGTATCCTCAACCCTAACGCCTTTAGCTTTGACGATTCTCCGTTGTTCTAGTTTGTCATGTCAAATCTAAACACCCCCATCAGAAGTATATTGCCACAACTATAATGTGTGTTTGCTACCGATAACTCGGTTCGTCAATATACTTTTGGTGGAGGTGGGCGGATTTGCACCGCCGTCCACAACAACATTCAAACAACTTCTACGAATTACTTCAATATAAAAAGTATTGCTAATACACCTACAGCAAATGCACAGGCACCCATGTAGAAAGCAAAACTTCTTACTTTATATTCTTTTACACAATCTTTGCTTGGCATTATAGTATCCTTCCGAGTAACCAAATGATAAAAAGAAAACTTAAACCACCAGCCAATATTTTTAAAGCTCCCATTTGTCTTTCGTTCTGCTCGGGAGTGCAGAGTTTTTTCCAATATTTGTTCATAGTGTTCCTATTATAAGTGTTTATACTTATATAGGCAAGCCGTCAACTCAATGTTTACCACTTTTCAGATTGTGAAATTTTGGTATATTCTTCTTCGGTTATTTGATTTTGAAATCCCATCATAGGTCCAAAACCAAGCATAGGTCGTTTATCATAAATGTGGTCGGTATACTTACCATTTGTATCCACATAATGTAAAAATGCTTGTATATGACAATCACCTTTAAAAGGATCCCGCCAGTGTTCACACAAATCTCCACGATATATCATCATGTCACCAACATTTAATACAACATCAGAATCAACACCATCAAGTCCTGTAATTGATATTGGCCATTTGTCCGATTCATCATCTTGTATACAAACTGTTGCTGAATATTCACAACTTGGTCTGTCTGTGTGCCTTTCTAATGTTGCACCATAATAATAAAATCGTGCATAAGAATAAGAAGGTGCTAACTGTTTTTGTGTTACCTCATTCATTTTATCATTCAATAGAATTAAAAGAGATTCAAAACATTGAGGAGCGTATGAAGAAAATCCTTCTTTTATTTGTGAATCGGTATAAAAATCATTTGGGTGTTTATTATTAATAAAAGCAAATGTATTCCTTATCATCTCAAATTGAATGGATAATAAATCTGTTGTTTGTTTATTTAACACACCACGGACAATCTCGTAACCTTTTTCATTAAAACTCATTACCATTTACCTATCGGACATTTCATTAGAGGAATTATTGTTTTTAACGGCATATAACAACCACACTTTTCACACAGTTTATTTTGTGGTTGAAAAAATTCACACGAGGTGCAAATTTCATATCTACTGTTAGCCATTTCTTATTGTAATTAACTTTCCTATTTCTGGTAAATACAAATATTCTAACTTGGA